GAAACGTTAATCTTCTTCTTTATTTTGTTCTTGCTCTTCTTCTTTTTCTAATTCTTTCTCTGCTTCCTCTCTCAACTTTTTAAGTTCTTTGTAATAGTTAGGGTGTTTCCATTCAAACATTTTTTGCTCTCCTTTGTTTATAATTTAACTATTATATCATGAGCACTTTTTCATAATCGTTTACTATTCAACAAAGTCATAAATTAAAAAAAATTATTATTGTTTATCAATCTGTATAACTTAAAGAAAATGTTTTTTGGAAAATTTAGAGCGCAGGAGTCTTAGGAATAAAATGTATTTTTTAAACCAGATTTAACTGGCTATATCTAAAAGACCTTTTTGTGCGTCTTCAACACTTTGATCATTAATCTTAACTCTAAGATTTTTGATCTTGATATCGATCCACTTCATGTCAGGAGTTACTCTCCCCTGTTCCAACGCTTGCGTTGCCCATTTGGACTCCAACTGAAGTTTCTCCGAGATTAACTTTTGTAGGGCCATCTCTGTCTACCTCCTCAAATGTTACGTAGGTTCGGTTGCCATAAAAGCCTTCATCCGTTCCCACTATTTCTCCTGATTCAACGCCATTTGCAAACGTATCAAGAGCAGCTCTATCGTTCTCAGCCTCAAGCATCTTATCAAAATATATGTTTTTACATCTTGCTTGGACGCGATACAACTTCATGTATTATTATATACCAAAAAGGGAGGAGATTGCAACTATGTGGCCTTACCTTTGGGTTTTGGTGGTGGGGGAACTATTTCTGGCTTTACTTCTACTGCTTTACACTCAAATCTAACAGCAATTCTGCTGTTTTCTATGTATTCTTTGGTAAAATCTTCAACAGCATCTAAATTTTTAAATGTCCCATAAGCAGCTCTATAGCCGTATTCTACGCATTCAGTGTGAGTATTAAATGAAACACCAGGGTAATGATGACTAGGACACTGACCACTTAATTGGCTGCACATATATAAAATTAAAACAAATTTGGTCATATATCCTATATTATCTTATATTATTTAATCCTTGCATATCCCATGAAAATGTTTATATACAATTCATGTTTTTTTCAAACACTAACAAAGAGGTTATCATGAAAAACAATCAAGAGAAAGCAGCAATGACTGCAGCTGAGAAGTTAGGCGAAGCGTTGGTATTAAAGCCCGAATGGGAAGTAAAACCAAAAAGCGTTGTCATGACTCATGTCTTCTCAGTTGAGTTTAATGAGTCAACTAAAGATTTACAATTGGTGGTCAATGGCGAAACGTACAAGACACTCAAGTGTAAAGATATCCTAAGTGGTAAAATAAAATTCCACAACGGGTTAAATGAAATAATCACTAAGTTTAATTTATGGAGGTACGATGAGCCAAAGTCCAATAATTAAATTAAGATCTGATTCAACTGTCTTGGGCAGTTGGATTAGTCGAGTAGACCAAATACTTAGTCAAGTACCAGTGATATCGACCAACGGACACATGCCACTTGAATACTCTGATGATGAGTTTCAACAAGCTATGAAGAGGCTGCAACAATGTGCAATGCACTTTGATAACATGCCTATCTATCCGATCAATGAGTCGATCGCTTCTAAGTTAATCTATGATCACCTGCAGGGGGCTAATGACAAACCAGATTATTAGTTTCTTAGCACTGATCGCTTTACTGGTAATACCACCAAAAATTATTTTAATAATTATTGGATTACTAGGTTACACAATATTGTTCTAACCAAGGAGGAAAAGATGAACAATGCAATAAAAAACAAATACTTTGAAACAACGGATTACTCAAAGTTTAAAAAAGCTAGAGGTAATAGACCTGTAGATACAGCACACGTGAAGCAATTGAAAAGATTGATTGCAGAAAAAGATCTTTACGATCCAATACGTGTAAACACAAACATGGAAGTGATTGATGGACAGCACACTTTGCAAGCTAGGAAAGAACTAGATCTTAAGGTACCATACATTATAATTAATTCTGATGACCCACTTGATGTTGCAAGACTCAACACGGGTAGAAAGAATTGGTCCATGGAAGCATACTTGAACCATCACTGTTCAAGAAACAAAATGGATTACAAGATCTGTAAAAGCAAAATGAATCAGTATGGTATCAATGTGGCTGAGGCCATAGTGCTGCTGCTGAAACAATGCTCATTATGGAATCGTATATCAACTGATTTTAAAACAGGGCAGTTTAGTATCCCTGCAGGTGGTATCGAAAATTGTGATCGTGTTGGTGGTGCATTGATGCAGCTTAAAAAATATTTTTTAGGCATGGACGATACCAAGAAAAGGTTGAAGAGATCCATGGTATTGGCCTACATCATAGCCGAGAGATGCCCAGAGTTTGATCTAAGAAGATTTAGAGATGCTTGTAAGACTAAGTCTTCATGGTTCTTATCTGGTACTAGCACCAAAGATTACATTATGATTATTGAACGTATTTATAATAGTGGTCGAAGTAAAAAGAAAATAAAACTTCTTGATTTCTTTGAGTCAAAAGAATATCAAGAGCATTAGAAGAGGTACTATGGACATCAATAAATGGAAGTCATGCGCAGTTGACATCAACACCTACTGCATTATTAGAGCAATGGGACAACAAGGGTTTAGAAGACCTGGATCTATGATTGCCAAAATAGTTGATGACGAGATTAAGAAGATAGCTAAAAAAGAAGGTAAGAGCTATCAATCAATGAAAGAGAATTTACTTTCTAAAGGCCAAAAGCTTTTGAACGGTAAGTAAACCTGCAGGTTGACAAGGGCCCGGGAGACTGGGCCCTTTTTTTTGTTGCATTAAAGTCACAAATTTTATAATAACAACTATACGTATTCCTAAGCCTAGAATGAAAAGGTGAGGCTTTCAAAACACCTTATTCTCAATTAACAACGAACGCTAATTTAACTTTAATTTAAGGAGATTTAGTGGGTAAAGCTGTAAAAAAAGGCAGTGAAGATGCATTGAACCAGGCGTTGGACAAATTAGTAATGATTAGTCCAAACAAAAAAACTTATGATGAGTTAACTAGTTTAATGTTTCAGTTGTATTGTGGAAATGACTATGGCTTAGGAAATTTCAGTCTTTCTTTTCTCGACAAGATCGAGTCTAGATGGCAATCAGGCAGAAAAAAGGTAGCTCAGGCTAAAGGTTTGAAGCTGGTTGTCACAAATGCGTAGCCACGGTGTAATCCATAATCCATATCTTTTCCCGCATCGTGGTTATGCAAATGTCAAAAGAACCTAAAGGTTTAGTAAGTAAAACCATATATTTTGTAAAAGTCTTAGATGGCTTAGATAAAACCAAATACATTGAAGAGATCATTGACGACTACGAATTTGTAAGATCGCAACATTATCCAAAAGCAACTGTAAAGAAGTTTTATGAGTTATTCACCAAACTTATTAAAGAATTTGGGCATTAAGTTGGCTATGGAATTTGCAAGAGAAAAGCGTCCACCAGAACAGAGATTGTTTCAAGCTATACTCCTGCAGGCTTTCGAAGATTCGTTGTCCATGAGTGGTTTTAAAAGAGAAACTTATTGGAAGGAAGATAGCTATAAATGGTTTTTAGGTGATGGTAAGGATTTTCAATATGTGTGTTGGAATGCTGACATGGACCCGCAGATGGTACGTGAGGAGTTTGTTAAGTTAGTTAGAAAAGGTAAGGTAAAATTTACGGAACTACAAAAGTCATGGATTAATTATAGAGAATTTTACAGGTTATATAGAGCTGCTAGTAGTAAAGAGGAAAGGGCTGAGATTAAAAAAAGAGTTTACTCAGGTAAAGTTAGAATTCGATAAGTCATGGTGGTCGAAGAAAGGTTCCTGGAGGAAAAGCTTGAGAGCTAAAATGATCAATAAAACCTCCAGGAAAGTTAATTAACATAAACCATGTTATTTATACAATATTACCGGATACCGGACAACGGGAAATTTTACTATATAGATATCTCAGACTAGTGAGTAATAAAAAGTACCCCAGGGGGTAATAGTGGTGTATCTGATGTATCTAATCAACTATTAGTAAGTATTAGCAACACTTTTAATCAATTTTAGTGGTGTATCTATGGTGTATCTATGGTGTATCTGGGATACACCAGTCTTGCGGGAACGCAATCAGAAGTTTTTTAGGGAGTTACTTTGCGATGAAATAATCTATATAATAAAAAAATCATGATGAAAAAATTAATCTTTACTACTGCCAAAGAGGCTTTTCGTAGAGGGTTTAGAAAATACAAACGTGGCCAAAGAAAGACTGAAAGAGTGCCTTATGATTTGGTCAAAGCAGATATAAAAAGAAGTATAAGAGGCACTAAATTTTTTGTAGGAGCTGAGGCTAAAGCAAGACCAGGAATTGGTAAAAAAGGTTTACCCAAAGGTGGTCGGCCTAGAATTTTTGGTAAGGCTTATGCATCTGATAAACGTGGTAAAGGTATGAAAATACAAATGATGACAAAGCAGGAAAGAGCTGCTAATCAAGAAGCAATAAGTCAATCTGTAAGAAAATTTTTAAAAGATAGAATAGGTAGAAAGAAAAAAGGTGGCATGCAAACTGTAAAGATGGTTAAAAGAAAATTAGAAAAAGCATCGGCAGCTCACGCAGGTCAAGCCAAAGCACTTGGTAAGGTAATTGACAAGAAAAAATTATTATTAGGTGGGTTGTTAACTAAAGGTATAAAGACTGCTTACAAAGCCTACAGAAAATCAGGTAGAAAAACTTCTGATGTGGTAAGAAAAGGTAAGACGACAAGAGCAATTGCAAAATCTGATGTTAAATCTGGAATAAGAGATCAAATTAAAACAAAATACAAAAAAGTGAATAAAGATTTTGAAGGAGATAAATCTAATTTTTTAATTCGGAGAAGAAGACTTATGACAATAAGAGATTTAAATTTATTAAAATAATGGGTGGACTTACTAAAAAAGAATTAAGAACTGAAAAGGATTTGACACCAAAACAAAAAATGTTTGTGGAAATTATGGTGCAAGACCACGGCCAGATAACTCAAGCCGAAGCACTTAAGCGTGCAGGTTATGATTGCAAGGATATCAATAGCGCAAGATCTACTGCATCACAATTATTAAATAGAAAAATTAATCCTCATGTTGCAAAATTTTATGACAAAAGATTTGAGCAAGAGATAAAAAAATATGAGAGTGACAACCTCAGACGTTACAAAAGATTTGAAAGATTAGCCGACAAAGCTGAAAAGAAAGATCAATTTGCTGCTGCTATAAATGCAGAGTATAGATCAGGACAATTAGCAGGTGCTTTCATAGATAGAAAAGAAGTAAGAGTAACTGGACTGGAGGGTATGTCACGTGAGGAGCTTGAGATCAAACTCAAAGAGCTTTCAGAAAAAATCGATGGACACAATGCAAAAACCATCGAAGCTAAATCTGAAGACGCAGCACTTATTAAAAAAGGCTAGATGGTCTGAGTGGATCAAAGTCTTCAATCAAGTGCACAATTCAACGATGTTTACTTCAGTTGGTACTGTAGAGGTTAGGATAAATGAGAAAAAAAATAGCTATACCAAAAAAAGTAAAAGTAGAGATAGATAAGTATCCAATGGTATCTGTTGAATGGTACGATATTGTGAGTGACAGCTCCTGGACTTCATTTGATGCTCTTAAAAAATCAAAGTTAGCTACATGTATTACTAAAGGACATCTGTTAAGCCAATCAAAAGGCGTGGTAAGATTGTTTGGTGATTACTCATTTGCAGATAATGGTGTTGACATTGAAAACATAGGTAATACTACTATAATACCAACATCAGTAGTTAAGGATATTAAAAAATTAAGTTGATTGATGACAGTAAAAGCACAAGAATCTAGACTTTGGCAAAAGGTAAAAAACAACTTAACTGATTGTCATTTAACTCGCATAGAATCTAGCACAATTAACGGAATACCTGACATACATGCTGTACTTATGAATGAAGTATTTTGGATTGAACTTAAATCCGATGAAGCTAATTATCCTAAATTAAACAAGTGGCAAATAGTATGGATCAACAAATATATTAAGGCAGGTGGCAAAGTAATTATCCTCAAAGAGACCCTCTCGCAGAGGTCTTTGAAACTGTACAGACCGGTGTCCGTGTTTACTGATCCTCGTTCACTGGAACCTCGTGCTCGGTTCTCGTTCCCGTTACAATGGCCCACGGTCCAGCAGACCATCCTCCAGGAGCTGGGGCAGCAGGAAGCTGCAGCGTGATCTCGTTCTCGGGACAAACCTCGCTCGTGCTCGTTCACAGGACAACGACTGGGCCCGTCCTGCAGCTGGTGAGCTCAGGATCCAGGAGGCACAGGTGAAGCTCGGTGTCGTTTTCCGCCCTCGTTTTCTTTTCCCTCTTTGTTAGTTAGCGGGGGCAGGTAACGGCATCTCCCGTGCAGCTGGATCTCGGCTCGTTGTCAAGTATGAAAATCTCGTTGCTCGTTTAGAAAGAGAACTGGCACCTGCAGCACAGAGCTGGGGAGCTCTCCCAGGAACACAGCTGGTAAAAGCTCGAAAGAAAAGCCTTGACAAATCTCCCATCAGGTCTTATGTAAGGTATGCGCATCGGAGAAGGACTATATGTCGGGGGCCTACGGAGGCATCCGATGTGCACCATAATTAACTAACAAAGGAGGATCTCGATGAAGCTCGGAAAATTAATCAAGAAACTAAACAAAGAAAATGCACCACCTGAAGGATGGTCCGCTGCAGATGCCGTCAAAGAAGACAAACCAGAACCTGGTAAAGTCTACAGTCTGACTGGCGGGCCCGGGACACCGTCCATTGCAGCAGGTAATACTTGGGCAGAGTCGCTCGTTAAGGAGGAGAAATGAAGATCTCGTTGCCGTTACAGCTTAGCATGCACCAGGAGCTGCTGGTGACTGGATCCAGCAGCTCAGGACACAGCTCGTGGAACTAGTTGTAATGTATGTGGTACTACTACTACTTTATCCCGAAGCAGTGTTACTTCTCACAGGTCTCCTCGCCCTCGTTATCTCGGCAGCTTTCTAGAGATGTCGCTCGTTTGACTGACAGCTGGGGCAGCCCGTGCTTCCACAGAAGTTCAGGGAGCTGGGCGCAGGAAGTGGTACGAAAAATGCTTTGGTCGATCTTTAGAATGGTTCTAAAAAATAAAGGTTGCGTTGGTCGGTGGGATTTGATAAGAGAACAAATCAAACTTAAAAACTAACAAAGGAGTTATTATGGGTTTAGATCAACACGCACATCTTCGTGGTCATAAGGTAGATTGGGAAAAATACTACTCGGACAATGAAGTAGAAAGTAAAGACGAACACGAAAAAGTTTTCGTGTGG